ATAGAACTAGTCAGATTGTCGTAATAATGGAAGTTAGTCATATCGGTTTGCTGTTGCATACCATTTATGGCTTTTCCAGATTGATTACCATTAGGAAGCTGAGTTGGATCATAAATACCAACAACTGCTTTCAAGTCACCATCTAAACCTTGTAACGCTGTAACCATTCCTGCTGGAGGTGGTTCAGGTTGAATACGAGTAGGAACTGGAGCTGTTCTGCCTTCAGAGTCAGTTTGTTTATAACGCAATACAGGCATCGACTTGATGTTTGCCTGATTCCATTCCATTTCATGACCTTCATCCTGACCTTCTGCAAGGAGGAATTTTGCCTTTGGAGCAAGGGCAACAGATTCAGTAAGAGCAGTTGACCAGAAGTTATACATACGCTGTGGATCTTTAGCCATACGAGTAAGGCCAAACTTCTTCTTTTTGCTATCCACAATGAGCTGCTGACCATAAACAGGCACAACAGGAATGTAACTACCAGCCCAATTCCTTTGTTCAAGGATCTGCATACCAGTTAATTTGCACCACTTAATCTGCTTTTTAATGGTTTCACGCTTTGAAACGACATAAATGCCAGCATCTTGCATGACTGTTTCTTTAGGCTTTTCATCTTCATAGCAAGTGGTTCCATCAGACAAAAGCAACAATTTCATGCGCTTACGTTCTGTATAGAAATATTCCGCTACTCGAATATCTTCTCTTGTAATCCATTCGCTTTGGCTATCGCCTGTTCCACGAGGAGTAAAACCGCCTCCATCATCTGCGCCTGGGTACATTTTGCGGAAAGCTTCTTTGCTGATCACTTCAGTAATCAAGCATTTCTCTGCATCTGAGCCATCAGGTTCATTGGAATTAGGATCGAAATACACCATAAATGGGTTCTCAATACGCTTAATGTATATTTCTTGATCAAAGCTATCTGGTCTTGGATAGTCATGAGTAATGCGCCAAAAGCCCCATCCCATACGAACTGCAAAATCAAAAGCATTATCGTAAGCAGAATCAGCATCAGATTGGTTTTCAATATGTCGGCAAATGCCTGTAATGATCTCTGCTACCTTCTCATCAGAATCATTATTCATGCCATGAGCCTTCATACGAGGCCGTTGCTGACGTTGTTGATTAGTAATTTGTCGGCAATACGCATCAATCTTGTTGATGGTCAAATAAGGTCTAGACTCTAAAAGTCGGCTATTTTGGATTTCTACAGGCCATTGATCACCACCAGCAAACTTTAGATCGTCTAAAGCCTCTACTCGGTTGTTTGAATCATTGTCGGAACAAAATCGCAGAAACTCTTTAGCTTCTTCAATTACTCCTGATTCGTAATCATCGCCATCTTCTGTGGAATAGATACCACCATTGCCTGAGTCATAGACCGCCATATTAGTTCCTTGTTAGCTCATCCAGCTTGACACATCATAATTCATCGGCTTACGTTTCACAACTTTCTTCTCTTGAATCATAAGCCCAATGTACCTAAAAGCATCTGCTCCATGCGAATAATTGTCATGAAGTGGCTTTTGACTAAAAGCTTTGGTGTCTGGATCTACATCGTACCGATAATGTCGCAAACAATCTAGCCCTGCTGCCGTATTATTTTTGTCAAAATAGCATGATCCGAATATGGTTCTTGCAGCGTTAATTGAGTCGGCAATAGGAACTTTGCCAATAATTCTGACGTTATAGCCTGAGTTGCGAACTATATCTTCTAAGCTTCTGCCGTTAGCTGCCAAAGTCTTATTTTGAGCATCATGAGGCAAATATAAGGTGTCATAAACATAACCAAATGTCTGCATCCTAGCTAAGATTTCGCTAATTGTGGTCTGAGTTGTTTCAAAATAACGAATTAGCCTAGTTTCCATGCCGACAAACTGAACAAACCAAACCGCAGTTGCATCAGCCCATCCAATATCAAATACCGCCATTACTGGCTTAGTGGCATCGTAAGGCACATTGGTTATTCGTTGGTCTTGCTCTGCTCTAGCCATTTCTTTAGCAAATACAGCGCCATCAATGGTTGACCTTGTAAAGCCTTCCCATACATTCTGATAAGCCTCAAAATCCCTTGTTCTTAGATTATTTCGTTCAATATCCAATACTTCAGGAAACCAAGGATTATCTGACCAATTAACTTTTTGGACTACAGCATTATCAGGAGGGCTGATAACAAACCGCTTATAGGTTTCATCAGTTGGTAGCTCTGGATTAAAAGTAATCCAAATTTCTGAGTTTTCTTTACGAATGGTAGGGATCAAAATATCCCAAGAAACTGCTGTTACGTTGTTTGCTTCTTCTACCCAACAGTAATCAATGCCCTCAATAGACTTTAAGCCGTTAATATTGTTCTTGATGCCAGCAAAGATAAACTCTGTGCCATTTATTCCTCTAATTGAGGTCTGAGTAATCTCATATAGGCTTTCAAGCCTTAAATTGTAGATTTGATCTACTAAAAGCTTGTGAACTGAGTCTTTAATGGAAGTCTGAAACTCCCTGGCGCATAAGATTCTGACTGTTCTTGATGCACCTATGCAAAGTAATGCTCTTGCTACAGAATGAGATTTACCAGCCCCACGCCCACCATAAAGAACACGATAACGGCTGTTTTTTGGTTCAAATAGGCATTTAAGTTTGGCAGGAAATTGGGGCCAAATAACCCCTTTTTCGTCAATCTTTGTTTCCATCAGGCTCTACAAAGCTCATAGCTATTGCGCTAATGACTGTTCCATCAGATGAAGTAATGTCGGTAGCCTGTATTGGCTTTCCTTCTACTCTATCCATAATGATGCTTAATGCAGCAAGACTTCCATCTTCAGCTTCTTTAAAAATTCCTTCAATAATCTTTTCCATCTTTTCAGGATTGGCAAGAATAAACCTTTTCATCTGTTCAGTAAAAGGCTTCTTCTTAGCATTTTGATTGCCAATAGGAGCCCCTACCTTTTTAGGTTCATCAGGAATGATTGATTCTTGTTTGTTCCATGTCCATGATTTAATTGATATTTATTTTTAAAAATCAGTTATTCGTTAGCCATTGAATCGCTATTAGCTTCAACTTGATTAATCTCATCCTGTACTTGAGGATTAGCAGCACCTTCAGTTTGTACTTGTTGGATCTGTGGAGCAGCAATAGCCTGAATTTGGTCAATCAGGGGTTTAGCGAATCTATACGGCATTTGGTCGCAATAAGCCAAAATAGCGTTTAGTTGTTCAATAGTAAATGTTACGTTCATTTTTTACCTTTCGTTGTTTTCTTGGTTGCTGCACGTTTTTCGCTGTACGCAATGGCAACAGCTTGTTTTACTGGTTTACCAGCTTTTACTTCAGTTTTAATGTTTTCTTTAAATGCTTTAGGGCTTGCTGATTTCTTGAGTGGCATGGTTTTGCTCCTAGTTGTAGCCTTTTTAAGGGCTGGTTTGCGTTTAATACCTTCTTGAAATATTCTTTCTCGTTCAGCAAGTTTTTCATCTTCATTGCTAAATTTAGCCCATGAAGTAATGATTTCAGTAGCAGTCATAGATTTTGACTTCCAAGGCCAGCATTTTTTAAAGAATTTAAGCATTTTCAACCTCCATAAAACACACATCCATCCATGACATTACAAGGTATTTAATTCCATCTTCTTCATAAGGGAAGTATTTGAGATACTCCTCACCCTTATCATCATTCATAGTGCCAAATCGAATCCTTGCGCCTACTTCAACTGGCATATCTTCTCTGCGACCATTGGATAATTTTTTGCCTGGGCCTACAGCTATGACTGTACCCATGTTTTCTACTTCTTTGTTATCAACAAAAATAATGCTAGAAAGCTCACGAACATCAGGTTTTACTACAATTTTGTCTGCTAATGGCTTGAGTTTCATGCTTTTCTTGGCCTTCCTGGTTTCTTTTTTGGTTCAGAAATCAATACTGGTTCAGTCATCATTTGAACTATTTGCTCTAAAGCTAGACTTTCAGTCAGTTGCCATTCGCCACACCAATCGTCATTGGATTTATTAACGGCAGAAGGGAATCGCTTACAGATTCCCATGCGTTCACCTACAACGAAAAATAGACAGGAATTACAACTGTCTTTATTCTCTTTTACAGCCATCTAGTTCTCCGATTACTATTTGGTTAGAAAGCCTTGGGAGGTCACGCACCCAAGGCTTTCGCATTACATAGGGTCTTTTTCGTATTTATCTTCTACGCCATAAGCTGTGCGCTTGTGTTCGTAGCAGATACCAGAAGTACGACCAGTATTGAACTCTTTGTCAGAGCCAATAGCATCTTCTTTGCCCATTGCTACACCGCCACGAACTGCTTTAGCATGACGTTCGCCTTTAGTATCGGCTGCATCAGCACCTTTAGGAACTACTACACCCTTGGCTGGTACGCCTTTAGTGCTGTTTGGATTAGTTGTTTTGCCCATTGCCATTTTAATTTTCCTTTTGCAAAAGAAGCTACAAATCGTAGCTCCGTTAATTTTAGGTCAATCTTAACCTATGTCAAGCATTTTAATTAATCTAATGGCAGCATCAACTGAATCTATCCGACTGACTGCTCCACCTCGCCAGGTTTGCATAAACTTAATCTGAGGTTCGGTAAAATTGGCTTTATTTGAAGATTTAATTTCTACTAAAACTGTTTTTCCTTTATATCCCACTAAGCAATCTGGACAACCTTGGCCTACTCTGGATAAATCAAGAACAGAAGCTCCTAAAGCAATAAATGTATGAAATATGAGTTTTTGATTTTCATCCACTCGTTTTTTGTAATAAGTCATTGGTTTTTTCTATTAATTCTTCAGGGCTTATTCCCCAATAAGATGTAAATCCTTTAGCCCCAAGTGCGTGATAACTGGAATCTCCAAGTCGATGATGGTAAACGCATAATGGGATGACAGGCGCAAGATTTCTTTTTCCTCCATACCTTCTAATGTGATGCATTTCCACTTCTGTATCGGTTGTTTCAACTCCTTGCTGCCTACACAATATGCAGCCCAATCGTGCCAATTTTGCATAAATCTCTTTTTCTGCTTTGGTTGCCATTAAAAAAGTTCCGTTAAATCGACATATTTAAACAATGATTTAGGAACATCATAATAAGCTTCATGCTTAGTTTCATCACGCATTTCTATGGTTGGAAAGCTTAAAGCCCTTGTTCCTGTGATCCAGTAAGCATGAGTCATATCTTGGTTTAATGCAAAAAACAGCGTTTTAGGCACTTCTAGCATATGTTTTTTTCTTACAGGCACATGAATTGTAGGAAAAGGACAATGGGGATTCCAAGATCTAACCTCAACCTCGGCAAACCCTACAGGAACAGAGCCCCTATGAATAATGAGGTCTGTGCCATAAATATCAGGATTATCTAAAGCTGTAAGCCCCCATTTCATAGAAATCCATTCAGCTACCGCAGCTCTAGCTGGAGGATCGTATTTATCATGAAGGGCCTGATCAAACTTTTTTATCTTCACCAGCAATATCCTGTAGTTTTAAGGCCATTTCTACTAAATCGGTAGCAATTTCATAAGCTCTTTGCTTATTTTGCTTGAGCATTGCATCGTAATAACCATCCAAAAGCTTTTTGGATATTAAAAAAGGTAAGCTAAAGTCTTTCATATCAATCTCCACAATAACAAGCTATCGTTTCTTCATCTGTTTTAAACATATCAGCCTGATCTGATGCGTAATTCATCATTGACTGATAACTTGGCCTATCTTTTCTAAATATTGCTCCATCACCTTGATATTGCCCAGATGATTTAATTCTTGCCTCTTGTTTTGCCCACCAAACAGCCCTTTCAGGTTTTTCAGCAATAAGACTCAAAGTTTGTGGATAGCCTTTTAAAAAACATAAATCACAATTTCCATGGTAAGTTTTGCCGTTGTAATTTGGCAATCCTAAATCAAAAGATTGTTCTTCCCAAAATTTTCCTACATCTTTAGCCGTTATTCCAGCCGTATATAAAGGAACTCTTTCTCTAGCCATTTTCATAGCTCTTCTAGGTTCATCAGCTCTTATTCCAACCCAATCCATGTTTTCATTATGTTTCCAACCCAAATGCTTTAAATAACGATGTATTGTGCGAATTTTTAATTCTGCTGTGCAAAATCTAGTTACAGGATTAGGTAAATAGCTTTTTTTGGTAATTAGAGCTTCAAAAGGCTCTCCATTACGGCTGGCAGTATCAAAATCAATAAGTTTCCATTTTGGATCATCAAAAGTGTATTCCAGCCATGTAATAGGCACATTCCAATTATCTTGACAATCTTTAACAAATTTTAAAGTCGCTTCTTCTTCTTTTCCAGTATTTGCAAAAGTTACTATTGCATCTTCAGGAAGCCCATTATTGCTTTGCAATATTCTCCAAAGCATATATCCGCTTGTACGACCACCGCTAAAACTAATGACTGTTGGCTCTATTATTTTGAATGGATCTATCACATATTTCCTTGTCTGCGATTAGAAGATAAGGTGCGCCAAATATCAATAATCCGCATTTCATGATTGCGTTCATTGTCTATTTTTTTAAATTGTTTTAAAGCTTCAGTCCAGGCTTGTACCGCTTGTGCGTATTTATCGCTTGATAGAGCCTTTGCTTCTCTTTCGGCTACTGTGCCATCAGCTAGTAGAAAAGAATGGCTCTTAGCCTGTTTTAAGCCTTCCTCAAGGTATTTAACTTGACCAGCCCAAGCTGCATGAGATTCATCTGTAGAAGAAAGCTTAATTAGGGCTTCTTCTACCCTGTTTTCTGTTAATTGCTCAAGATTCATAGCCATTGTCCTTTGATTGTTCCTCTGTTGCCTTTTCGCCATTGCTCTGCCAAGTCGAACTGGATTTTATGTAATCTAGAAGCAAACCCTGAATTAGATAAAAGTCTGCGGATTGCGCCAAGACCTTCCTTATGCCTGATTGCAAGCAAATATCTGACTTCGCATTGATGTCGGTATTTTTCACTTTTAGTGTCCATTCCTAATCCGCTTATCCCTAAACTCCTGAACAAACTTCCTCATTTCCTGATAACTGTTGAACCTGGCCCTGCTGGGATCGCCACCACATTCAATCCTATAAGCAGCTTCAATCTGAGCATCAGTACCTAATGGCATTAGCTTTTCTTCAGGGGCTTTTAAAACAACAATCTCATCTTCCCAATGATTCCCTTTAATCCAGCGTTCAGGGTCTTTGCGAAACTGTGGGTCTGGAATTGCAACAACTTGTTTTTTGGCTTGATCTATAAGCTTTTCTGCCAATTCATCAGTTATCTTAGCTTTTTGCCATTCTTTTAAAGCTTTAGCTTTCCCTCTTTTCTTTCCATAAGCATCCCAAAATTCCTCAAATCTTTTTGAGGAAGTATTGCTTTTAATAACTGGTGATGGTGAAGGTGATGGTGAAGGGCATTGCTTATGCATTGCATTAGCATTGCTTGTAGCATTTTTCCATCGAGCTTCAGCAGCTTTTACGGCTCTTTCATGCTTTTTAGTCTGATTTACTTTAGCTTCAGCCATTTCTTGCTCGACTCTTTTATGAATCCAAAATCCTTGTTCAATACTAAAAAAGGGTATTAGCATTGCTTTAGCATTGCTCCAAGCATCAGGTGTAAGTTTGCATATTTGAGCTAATACTTTGTCGTTGTCAGGAAGCCTTCCAGACCGCCAATAATCCATCAAAAGAAGTAAATAAGCCCCATGTTGCTCAGTAGAAAGCCTGGCTGTATCAGCCAAGTAATCGCCTATGTATAAAGGCATCCAAATATCAGCTTTCATAATTTTTGCCATTTTCATAAACAGATTGAAAGTATTGGCAATCTTCAGCATCAGCCCATTCCAGCATTATTGCGTAAGGAATTCCAATTAAACCGCCAAGAAACCAAGCAATTTCATCTCTACTGTTTGGCCCATCAACGTGCAAATAAGAGCAAACTTTCTTTAAAAAATCTTCCCTAGAATGTAAATATTCATGACAATTTTCGCAAAGAACTGCAAGTTGCTTTTCGTGATATTCCCAAGGTTCACGACCTTTTAAATATTCTTTGTGATGAACATTTAAAGTAGCTTCAACATCTCCACATCTTTCACAGCAAAAATCAGCTTTTTCCATTGCTTTAAGTCGCATTTTTTGCCATCTGGGGTCTTTTAATTTTTCCCAATAAGTAGTCATTCTTAGCCCTTCTTAAAAAGATCAGGTCTTAACATTTCTCTTGTTAAACGCAGCTCTGAAAGCTCCTCAATTTGTCGTAAATATTTGAATGGAACCTTGGTAGAGTTCCATAAATAGATTGTCTGGGGCTTAATTCCAAGCTTTTCAGCCAGGTTGATCAGGCTTCCAAATTCAATCTTTAATAAATCTGATGGGTTCATGTATTGCTCCTTTTTCTCTATCATATAGCAAAAATATAGGAAAATGCGAGCATTAGGGAATCCCCCTATAAAAATAATTGAAAAAACCTATTGCAAACCTATATTTTGGTCTATACTGAATCCAGTTTAACAAATGATGAAGGGAAATAAAAATGAAAACAGCAATTAAAGTATTTGAGCAAAACAATTTTTGGGTTAGTGAAATTCTTAACTTAAATGGTTTAAAAAATCAACTTGGACAAATTCCAACAAGTTTTAAGTTTTATGGAGTTTCTTCATCATCGGTTTATAACCAGGCTTTAAAAACATTGAAAGCTCAAAAATGAAAACCAAAATTATTGAATGGGTAGGAGTAATTCTTTTAGGTATTCTTTTAGGCGCAATGTTCGCTTTTGGAGCTTAATCATGGGAATAAACAGAGCTGATGCCTACTACGAACCAGAAGATTACGATGATCGTTCTGATGAAATTGAGGAACGCACTTGGCAACTCTTAAAAGTTGGTGGCAAATTTGACTATAGAACTTCAGGAGCTATTTCTGAAGCTTTAAGTGAAATGGGAGTTGATGATTCTCAAGCCCTTCAAGATGCGATTGATACAGGTGATTATGAGCAATTAGGTAGAAAACTAATTTCAATGGCTTGTGAATACATGGAAGGCCATGCCAAAGAAGTAGCTGAATTTGAAATTAACGACTAAGGAAAAGTGATGACTAAATTTTTAGAACTACGCAAAATCAACGTAAATGAGCATACCGAAAAGAAAGGTAAATTTACATATCTAAGCTGGTCATGGGCCGTTGATCAGCTCCTCCAGCAAGACCCAACAGCTACATGGACTTATGGTGATCCAGTTTACTTTGCTGAAACCTTAATGGTCTTTTGCTCAGTAACGGCTTTTGGCAAAACTATGACAGCTCAAATGCCTGTCATTAATAATCAAAACAAAGCTATTGCTAATCCTGATGCAATGGCAGTAAATACAGCAATGCAACGATGCCTGGTTAAAGCTATTGCTTTGCATGGTCTGGCTTTGTATATCTATTCTGGTGAAGATCTTCCTGATGAAGATGTACCTGATTTGACTGTATTAGCAAAAGAATGGGCAGCAGAAATCAATGTATGCAAAACCATTGACGATTTAAAACAAGTTTATGGAACAGCTTATTCTGCTGTAGCTAAAGACAAAAATGCCGTTCAAATAATTGCTAATGCAAAAGACCTACAAAAAGGCATTTTAATGGCATTGCAATCATGACCTGGGCAGATAAAGTAGCCATAGCTACGTTGGTTATAGCTTCAGTAATCCTAATGTCCGTAATTCGTTTAGCTATTCGTTTGGGGGGCATATGAACAAACCAGTAGCGTGGATGTTTGAAAAAGATGGTGCATATATGTGCATTAAACACGACAACAAAGTTAATTATGATGGCGGTATTCCACTCTACATTCATCCAGCAAAAGAACTACACCTATCACTTCAAAAAAGTAAAGAAACAGGTGAACTACTAGCTGTTACTTATACAGATGATGAGCATAGGATTGTGGAAGTGTTATGGAAAAAACCACCAGCGAAGACACTAACAGATGAGGAAATTAAAAGTGTTATGGCTCTAGATGAATGTTGGATTGGTGAAGATTGCAGCATGCCAAACATGATTGCATTTGCTAGAGCAATACTAAGAAAGGCACAAGAGAAATGAAAGTAAAAACAACATTTATTGATGGTAAAGCAGAAATACAAATATTTGCCGAAAACAATTGGGAAGAACGATTACTTGGTGCAAGTTTTGAAGATGGAAAAATGAATGTAGAAGTTTACAGAGAATCCCATATTTCATATCAAGATTGCAAATGGGTTAGGTTAAGAAAGGCACAAGAGAAATGACTACTTTTACAACAGAAGATAGGATAGCTGTAGAACAAGGCACTCCAGAGTGGCATCAGATGCGCCTAGGCAAGGTTACGGCTTCTAGAGTAGCCGACATATTGGCTAGGACTAAAACAGGGCCATCCGCTTCTAGACAGAATTACCTTATTGAATTAGCCTTACAGCGTACTACAGGCATCATTCAAGAATCTTACACCAATGCAGCAATGGAATGGGGTACTCAAACAG